TCCAATCGTGGTTATATTAATACTGTTGCTGTGATGCAAAAGTTCTTTGATCAAGCAATCAGTGGGAACTGGTCTTATAATCCAGAAAACTATTCTGATAACGAAGTTCCAGTGTCTGCCATGGCACAAGACTTCTTGACAACTTATAAGTATGGATGGAAGACTTCTTACTATCAGAATACATATGATAATAAGACTGATGAAATTAAGGAGGAACCACAAAATATTGAAAACCTACTTAACGAACTACTAAACTCGGAGGAAGAGTCTTGTGAATCATGTACAATTTAGAACAACTGCAGAAACCAATAAAACCATGAATGGAATGACGGTATTTAATACCAATGAGGTAGATTCAAAGAAACAACCAATGTTCTTTGGTCAACCTCTTGGGGTTCAAAGATATGATTCATATAAGTATCCTATTTTTGATAAACTGACTCAGCAGCAACTTGGATATTTCTGGAGACCTGAAGAGGTCTCCCTCCAAAAAGATCGTGCTGATTATCAAACCCTTAGACCTGAACAGAAGCATATCTTTACTTCTAATTTGAAGTATCAGATTCTTCTTGATTCTGTTCAAGGTCGTGGTCCTGGTATGGCATTCATTCCATATTGTTCTCTTCCTGAATTGGAAGCATGTATGACCGTGTGGGAATTCATGGAAATGATTCACAGTCGTTCTTATACTTACATCATCAAGAATGTGTATTCAGATCCTTCTGAAGTCTTTGATACTATTTTAAGTAACGATAAGATTCTAGAAAGGGCATCTTCTGTAACAGGTGCATATGATGATTTTATCAATAGTGCTCAAAGTTATGGCAATAGTAATCTTTGGGCACATGCAATAGAAGGTGTTCCTTATGCTCAAGAAGAAAGGTATGAACTAAAAAGAAAACTTTATCGTGCAATTGCCAATGTCAACATTCTCGAAGGTATCAGGTTTTATGTCTCGTTCGCTTGCTCGTTTGCATTTGGTGAACTCAAACTTATGGAAGGATCCGCTAAAATTATCTCTCTCATCTCAAGAGACGAAAATCAGCACCTTGTCATTACTCAAAACATCCTCAATAAGTGGCGTGAAGGTGATGATCCAGAAATGCAACAAATTGCTAAAGAAGAAGAAGGGTGGGTGAGAAGTGCCTTTGAAAATTGTGTGAATGAAGAAAAGAGGTGGGCAGAATATCTGTTCAAAGATGGTTCTATGATTGGTTTGAATGATAAACTGCTGTGGAACTATGTTGAATGGATTGCAAATCGTCGTATGAAATCTATTGGTCTTAAACCAATGTATGATGTTCCCGCAAAGAATAACCCACTTCCTTGGACTGAACATTGGATCAGTTCTAAAGGTCTTCAAGTTGCTCCTCAGGAGACAGAAGTTGAAAGTTATGTGGTTGGTGGAATCAAACAAGATGTGAAGAAAGATACATTTGCTGGATTTAAACTTTGATTTAGAGGGTCATAAGACCCTCTTTTTTTATAAATAACTAAAAACATAATCATCAAGATGTCCAGAATTAATAGACTATACGAAGGTGTTGGATCAGATCACCCAGATATTGCAGGACAAAAGGAATTCGCAAATAAAGTGGATGCTGAAATTGCTCGTAGAAGAAAAGCAAGAGCACAGAAAAAAGGTCCACAACTTCCTGGATTTGTTAAGTCTGTAAAGAAAGAAGAATATGAAATTGATGAAGAAACAATGACTTCTTCTGATAAGAGAAAGGAGAAAACTCTGAAGAAAAAATATGATCCTTCTGGAATGAAGGCATCCATGATTAAGCAATATGGTGCAGAAAAAGGAAAGCAAGTATATTTTGCAACCATTCGCAAGCAAGCAATGGAAAGTGCAGAACATCAGTCTGCAAGGGAAAGAATTTCTGCAATGCTTGCCGAAGCAAAGCAGGATCTCATTCTAGAAAAGGCAAGGGGAACCAGACCTAAAAGGACTGTCCATGCTTATGATGTAGATGAAACTCTGTTTTCTCATGGCAAAAAGGGGAAACCAAACGTAAAGGTTCATGTAAATGATGAGTCTGGAAAGAGAGTTAAGAGTTTAAGCAATCAAGAATTTAATACTCATAAACTTGAAAAGGGTCATAAGTATGATTTTAGTGAATTCCAGAGTGCTAAAACATTCTCAAAAACTTCAAGTCCAAATAAGAAAGTAATTAAGGATGTTAAGAGAAAGCAGGCAAGAGGACAAAATGTTCACTTAATTACTGCTCGTTCCAAATTTGATAAACCAAGTGAATTCCAGGGGCATCTTAAGAAGCATGGAGTGAATGTAGATAAGTCAAAGATTCACTACACTGGTGGAATGAAAGGTAGTGATATTGGTGATAAAAAGGTGAAGGTTGCAAATGCTGTTGCTAAGAAGAGTGGTGCTAAAAAGATGCATATGTATGATGATGCAGCAAAAGTGCATAAGTCATTTGAAAAGGAAAAGCAAAATAAACCAACCTCAATGAAGATTAAAACTCATATGGTAAAACCAGACAAATCTGGTGAATCTAAAGTTCGTTCTTATCAAGCAACAAAATGAAATTCAATTTTCATTTCGGTAAAAAAATAAAATCAGCAAAGGATTATGCTTTTATAGGCATAGTCCTTTTTTCTTTAGTTGCATTTTTATCTTCTATTTTTAAAATTGATGAAAAAAATATATGGATTCTAATTGATCTTATACAAAAAGAATTAACGAAAAGAAAAATAATAGATGATTCAATTAATGATTATATTATAAAGACTCCTGAACTTTTAGATCATAGAGTGAAGAGAGAAGTTGATTCTGCTATTGCCGAGTATGAGAGATGGGAGTCCTCTCTGCCCCCTAGGATGACCAACAAGACCATTCTGAAGGGATTGGAGTCCCCAAGGTTCTCTGAGCAGGAAAGGATGATCGTGAAGGATGGAATTTACTATGAGTGCCCAGGAGGAGTAATGGGCATAAGAGCAGTATGGGTTGACAGTGATCCAGAATGTCAGTAGAATCACTCTGTTAGTTATGAAGGATAAATAATATCTTTTAAATTAACCTAGATGTCTTATGAAAATCCTTGGACATATTGTGGAAAAATTTTTGATTCAACTGATATTCAAGATCATTTTGGTTTTGTTTATCTTATTGAATCTATTGAAACTTCTAGGAGCTACATTGGAAGAAAGTATTTTTGGTCTTTTAGAAAACCGAAGGGTAAAACTAGAAAAGTTAAATCAGAGTCTGATTGGAAAAAGTATTACGGATCCTGTCCAGAACTCAAAGAAGATATAAAAAAATACGGTAAAGATAAATTTACAAGAAAAATTTTATCACTTCATAAGACTGTAGGTAAAACTAACTACGAAGAGACTAGACAACTATTCTTAAATAATGTCTTAACTGAATCCCTTGACAATGGGGTGCCAAGATACTACAATAGCAATATTCTATCCAGGTATTTTAGGAAAGATTATTATGAATTCAGTTCAAATGCACAATATTTGCCAGAGGGGCATTGATGATATTATTGATAGGATGCATGATCTTTGTGCAGATGGTAGATCTGATGATGCAGCAGCACTGTATTCAGAAATTCAAGATTGGATAGTTCAAAAGAATGAGTTGGAAGTCATATCACTTGAATATCTTGGCAATATTTGACAAGACCTAAATAAACTGATATGATGATTTCATCATGAGTCTTTGACAGTGATATTAGAGCCGTGGGTAATGCCCCTTCAAAAGAGGGGAACTTCTCCTTCACCTATACGGATGTAGAATTCTATTAATTTTAATGCTTTTTAAAACAATTTCAATTTTAGCTTTTGGTCTTGTGGGATTAGCACCCCTAACAGCAAAGGCAGCAAGCGGATGTTCCCTTGCATCACATTATGGGGTAGGTGATGGATATCATGGACAAACTACTGCCAATGGAGAAAGATACAATGCATATGGGTTGTCAACTGCCCATAAATATCTTCCTTTTGGGACTAGATTAAAAGTTACAAATCAGTCAAATGGTCGTTCTGTTATTGTAAAGGTAAATGATAGGGGACCATTTGTTGCTGGTAGATCACTTGACTTATCCTATGGTGCATTTACTAAAATTGCATCTCCTGGACAGGGGGTTGCCAATGTGTGTTATTCTTTGATATAATTCACATACTTGACAAACTAAATATGTGGGAGTATTTTACTCCCATGGTCATTGCGGGTATGGTGTAGTGGTAACATACCATCCTTCCAAGTTGTAGTCAGGGGTTCGAATCCCCTTACCCGCTTCCCAGTTATCTGGGCATAAATACACACTGTAGTTGTAATACTTAACAATTTTATGAAATTTTTTAAACAACTGATGCTTGCACCTGTTGCTCTGGGAATTGTTTCTCCTGCTGTTGCTAATGCTACAGACCTTAATATGACAGCAGTAAACCAATACTCTTCTGAACAGGTTACAAGTGTCACTCAATTCTCTGATGTTCGACCTTCTGATTGGGCATATGGAGCACTCAGCAACCTTGTAGAACGTTATGGTTGCGTTGCTGGTTATCCTAACGGCACCTATGGTGGTGGTAAGGCAATGACCCGTTATGAGGCAGCAGCACTTTTGAATGCTTGTCTTGATCGTGTAACCGAAGTGACTGATGAACTCACTCGTCTTCAAAAAGAATTTGCTGCTGAACTTGCAGTAATTCGTGGTCGTGTTGATAAACTGGAAGCACAAGTTGGTCAACTGGAAGCACAACAATTTTCTACTACTACGAAAC